TACTATGAGGAAAAGGTGAAGTCCGCGGCGGCATGAGGAATTGACATGATAGCAGAACTGACACCGAAACAGGCATACGAGGCATACTACATCTCCTTCGTCTTCACGGACGCCATGGCGACGGGGGAGTCGGTCTCCTCCGCGACGGTCACGGCCGCCGACATGGCCGACGCATCGGATGTCTCGCTGACTCTGCTGGACAGCACGAAGCAGAGCATCTCCGGGCAGATCGTCTACGTCTGGGTGCGGGCCGGGACGGACGCGCACACCTACCGGATCACCTGCAAGGTCCAGAGCAGCACGGCCGAGAAGTACGAGCTGGAGGCCATCCTCCCGGTCCGGGACATCCCGGCGACGCCGCCCTCGATGGGGACGGGGATCATCACGGCCCCGGTCATCGAGCCGGTCACTCTGGAGGAGGTCAAGGACCATCTCCTGATCGATGAGACGACGGCGGCAGCCGACAACCAGCTCATGCGGATGATCAAGGCGGCCCGCCAGCAGATCGAGGACTGGACGCGGCGGGCCATCCTGACGCAGACCTGGGACTACTGCCTGCCGGGCTGGCCAACGGATAGCTTCATCCTGATCCCGCACGGGAACCTCCAGAGCGTGACATCCATCAAGTGGAAGGATGATGATGCAACTGAAACGACGCTGGCCGTGACCACGGACTATCTTGTCGAGCAGAACGGAACGATGTGCGGCCGGATCGTCCTGCCTTATGCAACCGGATGGCCCTCCGGGACGCTGTACCCGTCGAACCCGATCACGATCCGCTACGTCTGCGGCTGGTCCACGCCGGAGCTTGTGCCGGAGACGATCAAGGCGGCGATCCTGATGACGGTGGCCGACATGTATGAGAACCGGAGCGTGCAGGAGTTCAACACGATCAACCAGGGATTCTCCGTCAACAAGAGCGTGGAGATGCTCCTGGCGAGCCAGAGGCTTTGGATGTGAGGATCGGCGACCTTAAAAAGAGGATCATGCTGCAATCGCCCTCCGTCGCGGCGGATGGAATGGGCGGGCAAAGCGTGACTTGGACTGACGTCAAGGAGGTGTGGGGGGCAATCTGGCCGACATCGGCGAGCGAGGTCATGTCGGCACAGTCGGCGGTGCTGTCGGTCAGCCATCGCATCCGCATCCGCTACCGATCCGACATCACATCTGCATGGCGGGTTTACTATACCGACGGGGGCAAGTATTACAACATCGTCAGCATCATCGACCCGAACATGCGGCACTGGGTGCTGGACCTGATGTGCATGGAGACAACGTAGCATGGACGCGTACCTGACCGCCATCATGACGAAGACGACCGGATCGGCATTCAGCACGGCCGTCGGCGGGCGGATATACCTGGACGCCGCGCCGGACAAGGCGACATTCCCATACTGCGTCTTTTTCATCGTGAGCGCGGTCCCGAACGGGACGTTCACGGAGGACATCGACGACATCATGATCCAGTTCAGCCTGTTCAGCACATCGAAGGGAGCGACGGAGATCACGGGCCTGTATAACAAGCTGACGGCACTGTTCGATGACTGCACGCTGACCGTTACGGACGCGCTCTCGCTGTCCTTCAGCCGGGAGAATCTGATGACATCGGTTGAGGACATGACGACCACGGCCGGGACCGTCGGCGTGAAGCATTGGTCGGTCGATTATATCGGAAAGGTGCATTACACGGCATGATGGACATCATCATCCTGGCTCATGACCAGCACGAAATGACGGCGGACTGCCTGGAGGCGGTACGGCAGAACACCATGGCGCCGCACAGGATCGTCCTGGTGGACAACGGATCGGTACCGCCTTATGAGGGGGCGACCATCCGCAATGAACGCAACCTGGGCTATCCTGTGGCGGTGAACGCGGCCATCCGGCAAACAACCGGAGATGTGATCTGCCTGCTGAACAACGACGTTTATGTCACGCCGGGATGGGACAGGCGACTTCTGGAGGGTCTGGAGCAGTTCGATATCGTGGGGCCGATGACATCCTATGCGGCAGGGGTCCAGCTCACGACCGTGGGCCACTATGAGAATCTGGACGGACTGAACGCACGGGCACTTGAGTATGCGGAAGAAAACCGTGGCCGGACGAAGGAAGTCAACTGGGTAACGGGATTCTGCTTCATGTTCAAACGGTCACTCTGGAATGAGATCGGGGAGTTCGATGAGTCCATGTGGCCGTGCAATGGAGAGGAGATCGACTTCTGCATGAGGGCGCGCAAAGCCGGGAAGCGCATCGGGATCATCCAGGACGTCTACGTCCACCACGACGGGTCAAAGACCTTCACTTCGATGAACCTTGAATATGATGCGATTGTCGAGCGGAACGACAAATACCTGGCCTCGAAGTGGGGTGATACGGTCTGGCTGGACCAGTGCATCCTGTCCAATGGCGACGGCCTCCGGCTGAACCTGGGATGCGGCCCGTTCAAGCTCAAGCACTTCAAGAACATCGACATCAACAAGGACCTGAAGCCGGACATCGTGGCGGACATCACGGACCTTCCGTTCGAGCCGGGCACCGTGGACGAAATTTATGCCGGCCACGTTCTGGAACATTTCGACTGGCGGGACGGAGAGCGGGCGTTGGGACATTGGGTGTCGATGCTGCGGCCGGGAGGCAAGATTAGCGTGAGCGTCCCGGATTACGACATGCTCTGCCGGACTTACCTGGCACATCCCACGGCGGAGCGGCTGCGGGAGTTCAACGACAAGTATATTTACAGCTACATCCAGAAGTCGCCGCACAAATACGCGTACAACGAGGCATTGCTGGAGGACGTGATGATGAGGGTCGGCCTGGTCAACCTCAAGAGGATGCCTATCGACCACGAATATTTCCCGTATGCCATCGACTGGCAGGTCGGGATCGAGGGGAGGAAAAGGATATCGTGAGGGTTACGAATTTCAAACTCGGAATCTGCGTTCCGCTGACGTACCACTCGGTGCCGTCGGCCTTCTTCGACAGTTTCATCGCCATGGAGAAGCCGGACTTTCTGTACTTCAGGACGAGCGGCAAGCCCCTGGACGATATGAGAAACGCATTGCTGGACGACGCCATGTCATCCGGCTGCACCCATGTCATCTTTATGGACACGGATCAGTGCTATCCGGCCAACACGATCCCGCGATTGTTGAGCCATAACCTGCCGATCGTCGGTGGCATGGTCAATCGGAGATACCCGCCGTTTGACCCATTACTTCTAATAGGCGACACCGGAGGTTATCGTACCGCAGAGGACTGGAAGCCCGGAGATCTGGTCGAGGTGGACGCAACCGGAACGGGATGCCTGCTGTTCCGGACCGAGGTTTTCAAGAAGATGCCGTCGCCGTGGTTCCGGTTCCGCATGGTTGGCGGCAGGCAGGTCGGCGAGGACATCGGCTTCTGCGCGGACGCGAAGGCGGCAGGGTTCAAGATATTCGTGGACACTTCGGTCGAGATCGCGCACCTGACGCAGTTTCAGGTAACGATGGGGACCTATGAGCTGTTCATGTCGGTGGAGAAGGAGAAGAAGCGAAGGGCGGAAAAGGCCGCACAACAACAGGCAGCATAACTTTAAGGAGGATTGAACAATGGCATTCTGGAGTGGAGTGAATCAGAAAGTAACCCTTGGCACGAACACGGTCGTCGGCATGGGCAACTGGAAGCTGACCGGCATCACGACCGATCTGCTGGAGTCCACGGCATTCGGCGACACGGCAAAGAGCTACATGACCGGGCTTCTGGACTACGGCGAGGTGTCCTTCGGCGGGCTGTACGATGTGGCGGACACGACCGGACAGACCATGCTCCTGTCGGCGCTTTCGGCGAACAGCAAGATCGGCAACATCCGGCTGTACGTCAACTCGGCATCCTACTGGACCCCGAACGTGACGGCCGTGTCGGCATCCGGCATGTACGTTCGGTCTGCCAGCATCGGAGCGGACAAGAGCGGCCTGGCCACGATCGAGTTCTCGGCCAAGTGCACCGGCCCCTGGCTGCTCGTGTAAGGAAAGGCGACGGTGATCTATGACGATCTATGATGTGGGCGAACAGACCGGGGCATGGTTCGACCTCCCCGGCGGGGGGAGGCTGAAGCTCCGCACGATCGCGCCGGAGGACTGGCGGGAAATCCGCATGGCCACGGTCACGAAAGGGCCGCCGGAATACGTGAAGCTCGATGGGAAATACCAGCGTTTTCAGGAGGAGATCGAGAACAAGGACCTCCAGTTGGACATGATCTGGGACCGCACGATTCTGGCATGGGAGGGGATTCTGGACCGCAACGGGAAGGAAATCCCCTGCACCTCCGAGTGGAAGACCCGGCTCATGCTGATGAAGTCGCCGGACTTCCGGGACTTCTACAACGAGAAGATCAACGGCATGATGGATGCCGATGCCGGGGCCGAGGCGGTGGCTGAAAAAAACTGATCGACTGGGTTGACTGGGTAGACCACCAGCAGCCCAGATGCGAGTCCTGCCGCATGGTCTACGCCATGCACGATCCGCCGGCGACACCGCCATGCGACGGGTGCCGGGTTGCGCTCCTGGCGGAGAATGAAGATGCGGCGCTGGTCTACATGACGGCGCGAAGGCAGTACATTACGGGGGAGTACGGGCGCGTGGTGGACATTTCAATCCCGGCAGTCAAGATCGTCATGGACCTGTACGGGATCATCGACCAGAAGCGGTGCCTGGAGAAGGTTCTGAAAACATTCTACGCCGCAACGGCAAAGAATACCGGAGAAAAGGATGAGGCTGGATTCCTGGCGTGAGGGCGAGGTCTTTAACGAGATCACCGAGACGGCCCTGGATAATGCCAACGGCGTGATGGATGATGTCGTCAAGCTGGCGCGCTCTCTGTGCCCGGTCGGGACGATCTCGCGACCCGGAGGCTGGTCTTCCGCAAACGTGGCCTTCACGCCGAAGACCAGGAAGAACAAGGGCAAGCCCGTATCCTTCCAGACGGAGAAGCGGTGGATGGGCCGGGAGCCGGGGGACCTGCGGAACACGATCCGGCGAGTCAACAAGAAGGAAAGCGGAAACATCCGCGTATATGCCGGAAGCTTCAAAATCTACTGGGCCTTCATGGTGGAGCGCGGGACGATAAAGACAAGGCCGCAACCGTTTCTTCGGCCCGCATTCCAGCAGGTTCAGACTACGGCGCTTGAGAAGATCAAGAACGGTACATTCGGGGGTCCATGATGGCAAGGCTCGGCACGATATACGTTGAATTGAATCTTGATGACAAGAACTTCAAGCAGCGGTTGAGCGAGGTCAAGGAAGGCTCCGTCGCCACGGCAAAGGGGATTGAGCAGTCCTGGAAGTACCTCGGCGGGCAGTCCGATGCAATGTTCGACCAGCAGCGAAAGTCAGCGCAGAACGCCTACACACTTATCAAGACATCCGCTACCTCTACCGCAAGCGACATCGCCCGCGCGCAGGAAAGCCTTGCGGCCCGCATCAAATCCATCGATGAAGCGCAGCACGGCCGCCAGGTCGGGTTCCTGGAGAAGATGAAAGCCAACTGGATCGCGGCCGCCGCAGCCATCGGCGCGGCCATGGCCGCCGCTTACAAGGGATGGGACCTGGCGCAGCAGGCGGCGGACTACCTGGAGCAGATGCAGCTCCTCGATGCCCTGGCGAAGAAGTATGACACCACCGCCACGTCCATCGTCAAGAGCATCCAGACGGCCTCTGACGGCATGATCTCCATGTCCCGCGCTTCCGAAGTCGCAGCCTCCGGGCTCGCCAAGGGGCTGACTCCGAAGATGCTGACCGACCTTGCCGGAGCGGCGCAGGTGATGGCCGACTTCATGGGCGTCAAGGTGGAGGACGCCTTTCAGCAGTTCGCGAAGGCGCTGGAGACGGGCCGCACAAAGTCCATCACGGCGGCCGTCGGCATCACGGAGATGACCAATGCGACGGAGGAGATGACCGAGAAGATGACCCCGGCCGTCAAGGCCCAGGCGGCCTA